TATCAATAATAGTCTTTTTAACAAAACTTACCCAAATTCCGTCATAGAATCCGTTACGCATACAATCAGTGCCAAACTCTTGTAATACTAATCTTGGAGTTACACTACGTCCTGTTTCTTTTGTCCAAAATGTATCTTCTTGCTCACGCCAATAACGACTGTCTGGAGTTTCACCTTCAAGCATATCACGTGGCCAATCAAACATTAAAGATACTGCATCTTTAAGTTTGTCTGCAAAACTAATCTTTTCAAAGTTGTGATCGTCAACTAAAATATCTGCTACTGTGCCTTTACCGCAACTGATGAGTCCACAAATTCCAATAATCATAATGAATCCTTAATTTATAATGTATAGTATACGTTATAATTTAGCAGATGTCAAGTATTATTTTAACCGATTGTGAAGCCGTATCCTACGCCACCAGCTACTGCTAGTGCTAGATCTTGTTCAAGTTTTTCCATTTCGGCTTGTGCTTCAGCTTTTAGGGCATCACCGTTCAAAGATGTTCCGCCTTGTGGTCCTGCAACTGTTGCAAATTTACTACGTGCTTCGCCTAGCATATATTTGCACTTTGCAAGTGTATAGTCTTTGATCCATTGTACAGCCATATAGTCATCTAATAGTTCAAAGTCTGGTCTATAGTTGTAACATTCTAGTAATAGTTCTTCTTCTGCACGTGAACGTTGTAAGATTGTAAGTTTCTTGTTTGACCTATTCCATTTAAATTCAATAAATGAACCAAACATACGCCCTACTAATTCTTGATATCCTGCAAACGCATTGTAAGTTGCTAGTCCACCCATGTTAGAACTTGCTAACAAATAAGTATTTGTGTATGCCATGTTGAATGGTTCAAACAATGTGCCGCCATCGCCGCCACCTGTACGTGATCCTATTGATCTACGAAAAATTTGTCTAACTTCCATTACCTCATTTGGTAATATATACTCGTTTTGATCTATTACTGTAGGAAGAAAAACATATGACTCTTCAACACTATTTTCGCTACGCTGTCTGAATTTAGTAAATGCTGTGTTAAGGGCACTTTCGTAGTGTTCTGGATCGAGTTCAACATCGATCATTCCACCGCCGAGACTAAGTTCTACATACTTGTAAACTTCTTGTTTTTTAGTGTTTATGTTTGTTGCCATATATCTTCTCCGTACAATGTATTTATGCGTTACGATAAATACTATTGTTATGCCGAGACTCAGTTTATACAAACCCGAAAGAGGGAAAGATTATTCATTTTTAGATAAGACTATAACAGAGATGTTTACCGTTGGTGGTACCGACGTCTTTGTACACAAGTACTTAGGTCCTAAGAATCCAGATGAAGCAAGTGCTACGGCTGATCAGCCACAGTACAATGCTGTAAAAGAAACAAATATCCAAGATATGCTGTTTATGGAAAACAGAGATCGAAAATATGATCCAGACATTTACACAATGCGTGGCATATATAGTGTCTCTGATGTAGATTTTGATATGAGTCAATTTGGATTGTTCTTGCAAAACGACATTATTTTTATGACTATACCAATTAATTATAGTGTAAAAACTTTGGGACGTAAAATTATGTCCGGTGATGTAATTGAATTACCTCATTTAAAAGATGAAAATGCACTTAACGATTATACTGTAGCACTCAAACGATTCTATGTTGTTGAAGATGTTAATAGAGCAAGTGAAGGATTTTCGCCAACTTGGTATCCACACTTATATCGTGTGAAGATGAAGCAAATAGTTGACTCGCAAGAGTTTAAAGAGATACTTGATTTACCAGCAGAAGAAGGTTCATCACAAACATTACGTGATGTTCTCAGTACATATGAACAAGAGATGCAAATTAATGATGCTATTATTTCACAAGCAGAAGCTGATGCTCCTAAAGCAGGTTATGACACTAGTCATTTATATACACTACAAGTTGATGACAGAGGTGAACCAGAACTAGTAACAACAGATGCAACAGACCTTGATGCAAGCACACAAGGAGAGTTAGCAGATAGAGTAAACCAAACTCCGGAACGTGAAGGATATACAGGATATCTTATTGGAGACGGTATAGCACCAAACGGAGAAGCATTTGGAAGTGGAATTACTTTTCCGCTTACACAAACTAAAGGTGACTATTTCTTAAGAATTGATATGATGCCTAATAGATTATTTAGATATGACGGAACAAGATGGGTTAAGATGGAAGATAATGTACGAATGACAATGACAAACACAACTGCAAAACAAACACAAAAAGGAACGTTTGTTAATAATACAAATGAATCAACAATTGGTGGCGACACTGTAAAAGAAAGACAAGGTTTAGGTCAAGCGTTGAAGGCAAAGGCAGATAATTCATGAACAAAATTAGACACAATATAGCAGGATTTATTTTTGCAGGGCTAGGATTTTATTTTTTATTCCTAGATATGATGCCAATGTCAATGGGTGCTGGCGCGGCAATGGATCATAGTATGCACACTACTCATAGTAACACACTATTTGGAATTGGTGAAATGACATGGATGTGGTTTACAATGGCTGTTGTACATTTCTTTTTAAATGATTGTCAATGTAAATCATGTAAAGGTAAAGATTAATGCAACATTTTTATGACGGACAGATTAGAAGATATCTTACACAACTTGTAAGACTATTCAGTAATTTTTCTTACAAGGACGGCGACGACAAAATAGTCCGTGTGCCTGTAATGTACGGAGATATTACACGTCAAGTTGGTCATATTTTAAGAGATAATTCTGAAAACAAAGTACCTAGTGCTCCACGTATGTCAGTATATATTACAGGATTAGAACAAGATAGATCACGTACTAGTGATAGTTCTTTTACTAGTAAGGTACATATTAGAGAACGTGCTTACGATGATGCTGGCAAAGAATATTTAAATACACAGGGTAAAAATTATACAGTAGAACGTATAATGCCTAGTCCATATACATTAAATGTTAATGTAGATATTTGGTCAACAAATACAGATCAAAAATTACAAATTATGGAACAACTATTAATGTTGTTCAATCCTAGTTTAGAAATACAAACAACTGACAACTATGTTGATTGGAGTAGTTTAACAAGTGTAGAGTTAACAAGTATGAACTTTAGTTCAAGATCAATTCCTATCGGAACAGAAAGTGAAATTGATGTTGCTAATCTTTCATTTACAACACCTATATACATTAATATGCCTGCTAAGGTTAAGAAATTAGGAATTATAACAAATGTTATAATGAGTATATTTGATGAATCAAACGGTAATGTTGAATTAGGAATTACTACACCTCAACTAAAAGCATACTCTGACAGTCCAGCAGAAAGAGCGGCAATGGATAAACAAACTGATCGTATTAATAGAGATTCATTAAACCTTTCAGTTACTACTGCTACGTATAAAGACTACGGGTTAGTTGTTATGAACAATATTGCACAGTTAATTGATAGAGGAAAAACAGGTACAGTAACTTGGACTAAACTAATCGAAGCGTTACCTGGAGAATACAAAGCAGGATTATCACAGTTACAATTACAGCGTAAAATACTAGTAGGAGAAGATACAAGTATAAGTGTTAACGGATCAGTAACTATTAATACACTGGACGAAAGCCAATTAGTTGTTGATTGGGATGAAGACACAATTCCTACAAATACTACTTTACCTAGTCCGTCAGGAAGAAATAATACTGGCTCAATTGACTTTATAATTGATCCTGGAAAATATAATCCAACTACAGCCAAAACACCTGGCCTTAGACTATTATTACTAGGTGCAATTAACACAAGTACTAATGTAGGCGAAGCAGGATATGATGGTCCAGACGCTTGGAAAAATGCAGATAATTCAGACTTTGTAGCAGGCGAAAATGACATTGTAGAATGGGATGGAACTGCATGGCATATTGTATTTGATGCTAGTACAGACCCAGGAACAGCAACAAAATACGTAACCAACCTAAATACTGGTGTACAGTATAGATGGACTGGTACAGAATGGATACTTTCATTCGAAGGCGAATACCGAAAAGGCACCTGGCGCCTGTCACTCTAAAATAAGTACTTGCATGAGTCAAGAAATTATATGCAGTGGTGCCTTGTTTTATTCACTTAAAACACAACGGTTTTTATTATTACATCGCACACAAAGCAAACAAAAACATGTATGGGGATTAGTAGGCGGTACTAACGGCAAGAATGAAGCTCCGTGGCCTGCACTACAACGAGAAATACACGAAGAAGTCGGCGAATTACCAGACATAATCAAAACAATTCCATTAGAAACTTTTATTAGTACAGATGAAAAATTTAGTTTTCATACATATTTGTGCATATTAAAAGATGAATTCCTTCCACAACTAAACGAAGAACATGACGGATATGCATGGGTAAGTTTTGGAAGATGGCCTAAACCATTACACATGGGATTACGCAATACATTACAAAGTAAAACCAATCAAACTAAATTTGAAACAGTTTTTAGTCTAATTGATTATTTAGAACAGGATAAAAAATGAAGCAAATCGAAAACATTACAATAGTTGGCGGCGGTTCGGCGGCATGGTTAGCGGCCGCATATATTCGGCATAATATGTGGGACGTTCCATTAACAATAATTGATAAAGAAGTAGGAACACCTATTGGTGTTGGTGAAGCAACTGTGTTAACTTTTCCTTCTTTTCTTAGAGAGTGCGGATTACATGAAAGAGATTGGTTTACACAAGTAGATGGATCGTATAAGGCTGGTATTAACTTTCCGGGATGGAAGAAGCCAGGCAATACTGTATGGCATCCTTTTTATCTTAATAAATCATATATTGATCAAGCAATGACACAATATGACGTTTGGGCAGATCTAGGCAAGCGTGAAACCTTTCAAGATCTGGCTTTACCCTGTTATAAAACAAATATGGATAACAAAATTGATATACACAATGCGTATACAACACTAGCATATCACATTGATTGCGGAAAACTAGTAAAACGTTTACAAGAAATATGTCAAAGAGATATGAATATTATTAAAAGTGAAGTTGTAGATGTTATTAGAGACGATGAAGGATATATCACTGAACTAAAATTAGCAAACGGACAAACACATAAAGGTGACTTCTTTATTGATTGTACAGGCTTTGGTTCAATACTAAAAAAGCCGGACAGAGTTGAGTTGCTAGGTGAAGGAAGATTATTTACAAATACTGCTGTTGCAGGACATGTGGAGTACGAAGATATTGAAAAAGAACGTACACCGTATGTAAATTGTCCTGCTGTAGACCATGGATGGATTTGGAAAATTCCTACACAGTCACGTTTAGGTAGCGGCATGGTATTCAATAGAGATATTACCGATGTTGATACTGCTAAACAATATTTTAGCGATCATTGGAATGGAAGAATTAAACCAGAAGATATGAAAGTTATTGACTGGAATCCTTACTACAGTAAAAACTTTTGGGAAAAGAATGTTGTTTCAATTGGTCTAAGTGGCGGATTTATTGAGCCGTTAGAGAGTACAGGATTAGCAAGTATGACAACAGGTGTTCAAGAACTTGCAAAAATGATACCCCAGCAATGGTATGATGACAAGAGAATTAGTACATATAATAATTATATGATGGATTGGTATAATGATGCTGTTGACTTTATTAACAGTCATTATGCTGATACTGAATGGGATACACCTTTTTGGAATTTTGTAAAAGAAACACATGTAAAATCAGACAAACATAAATTTTACGAACGCTGGTTAAAGGATCCTAAAAGAAGTTTTTACTCTAGAGTACATTCAGTTACACTATTTCATCCACCCAATTGGCAACTTTGGTTAATACAAATGGGATATTCAACAAACGTTGACTTATCAAGAATACCAAAGTTAGATCTAGAAGCTCAACAACAAGATTTCAACCAACAAGAACATATAAGACATATAGTTAGTATGTCGCACTCTGATGCAATTGAAACTACTAACTTAGGTGTTGACTGGTG